ACCTATTGGTAAACAAATTTGAAATCTAAAACACAGAGTCTAACCCTCTCTTAACAAATAACCTAAACTGTTAGACTATTATATCCCTATCAACCCCTAGGAAATAATGAAAAAAAAAAATTAATTAACAAATTGCTTATTTAACATTAACAACAATAAATTTTTCATTATCAGAAATCGGAGGAAAATTGGCAAATATTATTAAATGACACGGATTTCCTAAAACCATATCCCCCTCATACTTCGGTGAATAAAAAGTCAAATCTTTTATGTCTTCATACCCCTTGTATGAAATTCTTGATAAATCTGTATCAAATCCTAAATTCGAAAATATTATTTTCGGAAGTTTACCTTTCTTATTTTTTTTATACATTGCTATCCCATTTTTCATATCTTTGGCACCACCTGATAAAATGATAGCACCTAAGGAAACACAAGCATACTTCATAAATGCTGTTTTCCCGCAACCTTGAGGACCGACATACCAGTAAATATTTCTGGGGTGCGGTTTTTTACTAATAAGTTCAAGTAAAACAAGTTGCCAGTCATACATACCTACTGGTTGTATTGTTTCCACTTTTTCTGGAAAATCCATATTGGAAACAAAATCTCCGTCTTTCATACAATAATCTAAATTCTGTTGGCGATTACCTTTCGCCTTCTCCCAGTGGATTTTTTCATTAAACAATCCTTTAGGTCTCAACTTTTTTTTAAAAGTTAAATATCCTTGTAGATGCGGAGTTCCATTTTCTCCTATCTCTTTTCCTATTATATATTCTGAAATCTCATTTTTAGATATTATGGAACTAATATCATTTTCTGAATAATTATTAAATGTAAAACACCAGTTTTTTGCTGGAGAAATCTGCTTTTTGGGAATGGGTTCTAGTATTACCCCATTCCCGTTTTTATCGGAACTATTGGAACTCATTATAATATAGTGTGAGATAAAAATTTTAATTAAATCTTTAATTAAAAATAAAATAAAAAAAAATATCTATGCCTATTATATATGGCAATAAAACGCTCTATAACCGTTCACCGCACTAGGCGTTTTCAAGGAGGAAAAATGAATTTTCCTCGAACAAGAAGACCTTATCGTAAAAAGAAAAAAGGATTAAGAGTTGTTAAAGTCGTCAGACCTATTCAAAGACTAAAAGGATATGTAGAACAACCCTTTTTTAGATACTGTAGGTGTGTTGATTATACACCTATAGAACTTAAAGCAAGTAATCAAATCGCACCCGGTATATGGAGTGTTGTATTACAAGTAAAACCCGCTAATATAGACGGTTTTTCAACTCTTTCTGGAATTTACAGAGAGTTTAGATTGAAATCTGTAACTGTAGAATACACACCAGCATGTCGAACAGACGATTACGCTAAAATGTTTCAAAACCCATTAGGTTCTTCTTCTCAAACAACTTATAGTTGGGGAGGCGCTGCACTAGAAATGAAATTTTTAAAATATGAAGGTTATGCTAATTTACCTGCTACTTGGACTGAAGCGTTAAATCGCTCTGGTCGAATCAAAAAAATTGCTACTGTAAGGTCATTTCGTTCAAAATTTACACCAGTAATACATAATACTATCGCAGATATGCCTTCTGGAATAGACCCTACCAGAAGTCTCAGAGCGCCTTGGTTGTCAACCCTATTACCGAATAATGAACAGATAGACCACTTTCTATCTCAAGAAGTATATCACACATTAAATAACATATCTTATGATAACGCTATGCCTATGAAAGTCGCAAGACGATTAGTATACGAAATAGAATTCAGAGGAATGAAATTATAAACTTGATATACATTCCACTTTTCTTTACTCATTAGTGAGTGAATAAAAAAGGCTGAAGAGCAATGCCCCGAGGGGCATTCTTTTTTGTTTACCTATTGGTAAACAAATTTGAAATCTAAAACACAGAGTCTAACCCTCTCTTAACAAATAACCTAAACTGTTAGACTATTATATCCCTATCAACCCCTAGGAAATAATGAAAAAAAAAAAT